CTTTGTCGTTTGAGAATACCCATTCAGAAGCCTTGCCTAAGTCCATCCAAGATTTTACGCCGCCGCCTAAAACTTTTTCCACTATAACCGATGTTCCGCTGTGAGCAAGCACGGAAGTTTTTCTAGTTTCTGCTCCGGCTTCGCGGTGATTGCTGATTGTGAATTCTTTCCCAATCGCTAAATATCTTTTTAGAGCTGATAGAGAATCCGGATTGCCGTTGGTAACTTTTGATTGTGGCAAACCCTTTGGCTCTTCAAATAACTTCTGGCTAAGTCCTAATTCTTTTATGGCTTTGTTAGCTATTGCGTGATATGCGGGATTATCGTAGTCGGTAACGTGAACAAAATTTCCTTCGGCGATGTACTGTGCTGCATATTTGATTGCGTTCTTGTATGAACCAATTCCCCATATTCCGGGGAAGTAATCGCTTTGGCTATCTGCATCAGTCTCGTTGGAGAGTGAGTAGTCATGCCCGATTATTAGCTTGTAAGTTTTTCCTGTCATTGTCTTTATTCCTTTCGGCTTTCGCCATTATTAGTTTTGTTAGTAGGGGAGATTTGAAGGCTTATTTTTGTTGTTGTCCTTTTTCTCCCCTCTTGAATACAGTATATACGAACGTACAGGGCTTGTCAAGCGTTTAGACAAAGAAAAAAGCCCTGTATTCATTGGGCTTTTAGCGCTTATATTTGAGTTATCCACTTTTGCTCTATTATATAGTCCTGTACGGTTGTACATTTTGCCGATTTGCACAACCCGCTCTTTCACTCATGCCTAGGATAGAGCTACTAAAACAAAATAATATATATCCTATAATCTGGGAGGTCATACTCTGAGATGCCTTGCGCGGTCCATCCTGGGCGGGTTAATTGAAGGTAGTCAGAAACACCTTTTAATAAAAACGGCATTTTTGAGTATCTTCAATACAGGATGCGCTGGATGCTTTTATTTATCGCCGAAAGTACCCAAGCCCGGCGTTTATAGAAATTGTAGAAAACAAAAACGCAAACACAAAATAATTTGCGCGTGCGTTTCTAGTTTCTATTATAATAATTTTATTGATGGCATGGTTTGGTTGTTAGCTTGCGACTCCGCCAGAAAAACTAAAATCTGAAAGACAATAAGTTGATACGGACTCCGTTCCCTTTCAAAAAAAACTGGCGGATGCGTAAAATAAAAACCTTACGTCGCACCCGTCAAGATGTAGAAACGTAAGATTTATTATTGACGGGCACTTTTGTTTATTTGTTCTAACTTGTCCATAGTATATACGAAAACTTATCCCCTGTCAAGCCTTTACAACCACTATTGACTTTTCGCTATCTTTAATGGTATAATTACCGCATGAAAACCTTAGCAAAAAATATAGGCTTTCTGTTAGCTGGTCCAGCCGCTTTTTAGCTGTTGGCTTTTTTTATGCTGAACGTTCCAGCTATAAAAAAATATAATGAATTAGCTAACACGTTTCCAACCGCATCAGTTTTGTATTACGACCTAGAAGATAAAAGCGGTTTTTCGTCAAGTACCGGCAAGCTTGAGTGTCTATGTGAGTTTTGCCGCGGACGTGCATTATTTATTAGCCCAACGCATTTTATTATATGGCAAAGCCCATCAAAGACCATAACAGACCCAAGCTAACCGCCGAAGGCCAGCAGTTACTGACTTATTTCAACGAGCATCTTTTGCAGGTAGTCCAGCAAGTCCGGGCCGTACTGATTGCAGCCCATATAAAGCCGGAAGATTTTAGCGCAGCTTTTCTTGATGAAGCAGCGCAGGACGATTATTTCGTTAAGTTACGCGCCTCGGAGTTAATTCAATCAAATAAAGATAAGGCCGCGCGTGTCGCCAAAGAAGAAAACCGCGAAGAGCTAAGCCCTGCAGACAAAGCCCAAGCAGATGCAGCAATTAGACAAGCTATAAACTCAACTTTTAATAACCAACCAAAATAATGCAAATAGATTTTACAGACCGAGAAGTAGTTTTTTTGCTAAATGTAGTCAAAATGCTTTCAATTAAGCCGGATGCTCCGGACGCAGTTGATTCCATGAAAACTCTTGTTTCAATAAATAATAAACTAAAAGCAGCCCAGCCAGTTATTACGGCTACAACCGCAGAACCCGGCCCGGCAGCAGAAGGAATTATATAACATGGATTTAATAGACGAAAAAGGCGACTCAATCGGTACAGGTGTTGCGCCAAACGCAAACAGTGCAGCAAATACCACAGTAGTTCCAGTTTATAAGGCACCAGTTGAAATTCGCATAACTCAAGTAGATGGCGGATATTTAGTTAATAAATTCGGTCAACCGCTTGAAGTATGCATCACGCTTGATGAAGTAACCTCAAAGGTTTCGGCATTCTTTACACCAGTAACACAATCCGGCGCAGAAGTAACCGGACCAGCCTAGTTTATGTGGATTCCAGTCTGGTTATTAGTCTTTCTAATTATCTGGTTATTACTATGAAAATAAACTTTGAAGTTATCCCGCACAGCGCACAACTCTACCCAACCGTTGGGAATTATTACTTAGACGAAAACGGGATAGAGCAGTTCAGAGTTTCAGATATGCAAAACGCTGATTATGAGTTTCTAGTATTTATTCATGAGTGCATTGAACAGCATCTAACTAATAAGCGCGGCATAACTGAAAAAGCAATAACTGATTTTGATTTAGAGTTTGAAAAGAATAGAGCGGAAGGAAACTTAGATGAACCGGGAGATGCTCCAAATGCTCCTTACCGCTTAGAGCATAGATTTGCGGAAAACATTGAACGCCAGCTTGCTTTTGAATTAGAAGTTGACTGGAAAGTTTACAACGATAAAGTAGAAAGTTTATAATAATGGCTAGAACCGGCAGACCAACTAAATACAATAGCAAAATGCTTAAAAAAGCGCAGGAGTATCTAAAGAATGCGCAGGATGTTGAGTATGACTGGATTAAAACCGATGGAAATAGTTCTACAACCAAAGAGCATAGAATAAAAGTTAATCTTCCAAGTGTTGAAGGTTTATCTAGTCATCTTAAAGTTGATACGGATACTATTGTTGAATGGGGAAAGATTTATCCGGATTTTTCCGTTACATTATCTGAAATTCGGAACGAACAAAAGAAAAGATTGATTTCTAATGGACTTTCCGGAGAATACAATCCGCTGATTGCAAAATTGGTTTTATCTGCTAATCACGGCATGAAAGAAAAGACTGATGTAACTTCCAACGACCAACCTATTTCCGTAAACGTTACTAACTATGGCAATTCAAGTTGATATACCTTTTCACTATTCGCCGCGTGTTTATCAGTTGCCATTCTTACGGGCAATGGATTCAGGATTCAAACGCGCTGTGCTTTGTTGGCACCGAAGAAGTGGAAAAGACAAAACAGCACTACAGGTTGTGATTAAGAAAATGATTGAGCGTGTCGGGACTTACTATTATATTTTCCCAACGTACAATCAAGGCCGCAAAGCATTATGGGATGGAATGGATAGGGACGGTTTCTCATTGATGAAGCATTTCCCGGAAGAGTTGATAGCTCGGCGCAATGAGCAGGAAATGCGTATTGAATTAAAGAATGGTTCTGCATTTCAGATTATAGGAGGAGATTCAATTGACAATATCGTAGGTACAAACCCAATCGGCGTAGTCTATTCAGAGTATCCAGTAGGTCAACAGCGTGCATGGGATTTAGTTAGACCTATATTACTGGAAAACGGAGGCTTTGCAATCTTTGTATTCACTCCGCGCGGTATGAACCACGGCTGGAAGATATTACAGCAAGCGAAAGATTCTGACTCATGGTTCTATCAAGTGCTTACAGTTGCAGACACAAACGTTATGCCGACGGATGAGCTGCAAGAAGAGTTGAAGGATATGCCGCGCGATTTATTTGAGCAGGAATACTATTGCAAGTTCATTGAAGGCGCGGGCCAATTCTTTAGAAACATTGATGCTTGTGTATATGATGATAAGTATGAACCAGAACCATTGAAGAGATTCCAAGTATTGCCCGGCAAATTGTTCAGACTGGGCGTTGACCTTGCAAAGTACCATGACTATACAGTTATCACGCCAATAGATTTGAACACTTTCAAAGTCGGCAAGCAGGAGCGATTCAATCAGATGGATTATTCATTGCAGAAGTCAAAGATTGAAACGCAGCATTTCAAATATAACAAGGCAGCAGTGCGAATTGATTCAACTGGAGTCGGTGAACCAATCTATGAAGACCTTTCAAAGTCCATTGGTGCCGAACCTTACCACTTCACCGAAGAGTCAAGAAAGAATTTGCTGACCAACTTACAGTTACTGCTTGAACAGGAAACGATTCACATACCGAATGACCCAATTTTACTTGACGAGTTACGCAGTTTCCGTTATGAATTAAGTGAGAATGGTAAAGTTAAGATAGTAGTTCCAGAAGGTTTGCATGATGATATGGTTTTCAGCCTTGCGCTGGCAGTCTGGGATTTACCAACCAGGCCGGTAGCGTTCAAGAGCGCGGAAGATAGACTCACAGTCCGCCAGTTTGATTATTACAGGCAGACGCAGAGCAAGAAACAACTAACAGGCAGCGCATACTTACGAGATAAATATAAACCACCAGTATAAATGACAAAATAATAACAGCGACAATCACTTTTGATTTCCTTCAATGGTCTGGTCTGGTTATTTCGTCGCTGTTATTCCCAAACCAAGCCAATGAAGGACACCAAAACGCAGAAGAATATAACAGTGTCCGTTCAATTACATGGCACAACCGAGACAAAAATCAACCAGCAAAGTGAAGTCTGACCCGCAAGCGGACGAGACCAACGCTTCATATCCGCCGTATATTCCGGATGAAGGCGACCGCAAGGCGCAGATTAAGATATTAAAACAGCTTACTGACGCCCGCATTATTATCTTTAGGAATTACAACCAGTTTAATAACCGGTCTTTGTTCGACGCTATTGATGACTGGACTATGCGCTGGAATGGATATATCCCCGCGGTCTCTAATGTTTCCGGCAACCCAACATCCAACATTTTCTTAAACTTCACGCGCAACGCAATTATTAGCTACTTATCGAGCGTAGCTATGACCTTGCCTGAACCAAAGATTGTTGCAGTGAACAAAGCAACCGGCATAATGAATCAAAAGCTGGCTGATGTATTCGGCGATATGAATACATTTAGTCTTCAAGCCGAGAATGGTCCAGCTAGAATGATGGAGATAGCTCTTGAAACTACAGTCAAAGGCACTGGTATAGTCTATGAAGGTTATTTGAAAGATGAACAGACCTTTAAAACGCCTGACCATTACGATTCAACTATCGGTAAGATTACTTATACCGAAGAGCAACGCACAATTTACGATAACTGTTACCAAGCAGTTGTGCCTTTAGAAGATTTTTATATTGGAAACCCATACGAACCAGATTTGCAGAAGCAGCCATATATCATCTGGAAGCGTATTACTACTTACAACGAAGTTTGGAATGAGTTCAGTCACTATGCTAACTGGAAATACATCAAACCCGGCGCTTACGCTCTAACCCAAGAGCCAACAACCTTTTACCGAAACAAATTATATACCGAGCTTTCAGCAAACCAAGTTGAGATTTTAAGATACTATTGCCGTAAAGACAATCAGCACATCATCACTATCAACGGCGTGGTTATGTATGAAGGTCCTATTCCTTTCAAAGACGGCAAATATCCCTTTGCCAAGTATGTTTTCGAGCCATACGAGAATAGTTTCTTTTGGGGCGCAGGCGCACCGCAGAAGATTACGGGTGAACAGGACATAATGAACACCTTTATGAACCTGATGATTGATAAAACCTATGGCTCATTGTTGCCTTACGGTTTATCCTCCGACTTAGATGATTTGATTGAAGACGATACACTCGCACCAAACAAAATCCGTAAAGTCGGTGACATTTCTAAGTGGAAATTCGATACTTTGCCGGGTGTAACTGCTGGTGAACAGGAGATGTTTCAGACAATTGTTAACCAAGCGCAGTCTAATTCCGGACTTACTACCCAACCGATGCAAACGCCAAAGGGTGGCAAGCTCACAGCTCGTCAAATTCTTATGCAACAGCAACAGCTCATGCAGAAGATTACTTTTCCAATGAACTATTTGGAAGATGGCGAACGTGACCGTACTGAACTCAGACTTTCTCACTTGCTACAGTTCTACACTATCCCGAAAATAGAACAGATTACCGGTAAGAAAGGCCAAGACATTGAAGCTCTGGTCTACCGCGATATTAAACTGAACAATGTTGAATTGCATGATGGCCGAACTGGTTCCCGAATCATCAAGTTAGTTGATTCTGATATGGCCAAGAACCCAGATACTCGCGAAAAGATGGCCGATGATTTGTCTGTCTTAGAAGAAATGGGCGAACAGTCCGGCGTTCCAACCGAAGCCCTTGCAGTTCCTATTTCTATGTTCGATGACTTTAATTTACAAGTGCAAATCGTTAAGAATTCCAGTTACGAACGAAACGCAGCACTCGACCAAGCCATGCGCCAAGACTATGCGCAGTGGCGTCTTTCACTTGCTCAAATCGTACCAGTCAACGCTAAGGAATTAGTTGCCTGGGTAGATGAAAGTTACGATATTGATACCTCCAGATTTGAAGTAACCCAGCAACAGAACCAACAACAGCAACAGCAAGCGATTCAACAAGCATCCGGACAGCCGGGTCAACCACAGCAACCGGGCCAGCAGAATGGTCAACAAAATCAATCACAAGGGCCGCAATCAGCGGGTCCGGTGGCACCTCCACCAAAGAAACAAACTAACATGGCTCCGGGTGGAGTAGCCGCACTAGCAGGTTCACCATGAACGAAGCAGATTTCACAGAACACATGAACGACCGGCTAAAAATGCTCTTCGACCTTTACCCGATTGAAGATTTACGACCCGGCGAAGTCAGTGAAGAAATGAAACTCGGACTTGCAAAGTTTTATTCAGACCGTGGCCAACGAAGTTATATAGAAAATGCTATCAAGATTGCAATTCGGAATATGGGAGTTGCATCTACCGCAATAGAAATTAGTTACTACAAGTCGAGAGTCGACGTACTTGAACAACTGTTAGCCAAAGGTAAACAATCGTTTCAAACAATACAAGTAACCAAAGAAATGAAAGGAGCAGCAAAACATGCCACTCAAAAAGGGTAAGTCCAAGAAAGCCATCGGTAAAAATATCAAAACCGAAATGGCTACTGGCAAACCACAAAAACAATCAGTAGCAATTGCCATGAACGTTGCAGGCAAAGCTAAGAAGAAGAAAGTTTCCAAATCTAAAGCATACGAAGACATGAAGAAAAAAGTTTTCGGAATGAAACCAAATAAATAACTATGCAATCAACTAAACAGAGACAAGCCACTCTAAAGGCTACCAAAGGTTTGGTGAATGACCGGCGCAAGAGTGTTGGCATGAAACCATTACCGAATAAAAAACCGAGCATGTTAACCAATACACTCCGAACTATTGCTAAACCAATCATGGCTGCTGGTAAAGCTGGAGATGCAGCTATGAGCGGAATTGTAAAAAGTGCTTCAAAAGCATTGCCAAAGTTCAAAAAGGGCGGAATGGTTCATAAGACCGGACCAGCTATCGTCCATAAAGGCGAAAGAGTTCTAACTAAAAAGCAAGCAAGTAAATTTAACGCTCGAAAATATGAAGCTACTCGAAAAAGTGTTTTCGGTCTTGGAAAGAATAAAAAATAGTATGAACGCAGCACACACAACACATAAAGGTTCAAAAATGCCCCATAAGGGCGCAAGAGCCAAGACAGTATCCGCACCTCCAATGAAACACGCTCACAAAGGGCTAAAAATGATTCCTAACAAGGGAATTAAGGCTCAAGGTACTCAAATGGCAGAAGGCAAAAAAGTATCTAAGGCGGTCGGTTCTGACAGTTCTAAGGTACTACATGGGAAAGCAATTGGTCGTGTTACTAAAACAACTCATAAATTTAGTAGCAAAAAATACGAAGCTGTTCGCAGGGACGTATTCGGACTTTCAAAAAAAGAAGATTCAGGGAAAATTTAGTTTCCTATTGCGCTTAAAAAGATTTGAGCGCATTGTGGAGATTAAAACTCCATTTCTCCAAAAGTGTGAGCGGCAAGCACTCTAACTTTGTCGGTAACGTCCAAAGCGGTTAGTGGACATAAATATCTAATCGGAAATATATGGATGAAATAGAATTAGCAATCAACGGCGATAAGGATAAATCGCTCCAAGCCCAAACAGGTGCGGAAATCAAACCAACGGAAGAAGAAGCTCGCATAGCACAAGCCCGCAAAGACCTTGCTGAAATTGAAGCAGCTAAAGGTGCCGCCAACGCGGAACTTCAACGGATTCGTGTAGAGAAACGAGCAGCAAAAAAAGCTCCTATTGAAGAGCCTCCGAAACCGGAGAAAGTAGTAATTGACGAGACTGACCCAAGCTCACAAGCCTGGTTAGAACGTATCAATTCTACTGTTACGCCGGTACAGGAGGAACTTGAAAAGGAGAAGGCAGAAATCCGGCAATTTGCCCTTGATGAGTTTTTGGACTCACGTCCAAACCTCGCAAAAAGTCCAGAGAAGTTGAAAGAGTTGATGCAGGTCTATGACCGAATTCATACCGCAACTGAACGCAACAAAGAAGGCGTCTTACTGGACTTGGATAAGTCTTATGCTGCTATATATCACAAAGAGCTTATGGAGGCCGCACAGACTAGGAAAGTAAATGAGGCGCGTAACAGTGCTTTGTTCTCTGACCCAGCCGTGAGCCGAGGTTCAACAGCGTATCAAACGCAGCGTGAAGCTCCTGTAGAACTTTCAGCCGAAGAGCAGAACATTCTCTCAAAATGGGGGATGTCATCCGCCGACTGGCAGAAAATGAAAGTTGAACAGGATAAGAAGGCCGCGGAAGCCGTATAAAATACACTATAAAAGTCTGATGTTGAGCCGGTTTCGCAAATATAAAGACATAGCAAATTTATGGCACAAACAATCTACGGCGCACAAACTACAACTTCCCCTGATAAGGAAACTAATACCGATGGTGGACGTGTTATTGGTAAAAATTCAGTAGCTTTTACAGCTAATGATATTGTTACTATTGACCACTCCAACGGATTAACTGTCGCTGGTGCTACCGATTCAGTTTATGGAGTAATTCTTACTACACAAACAATGGGTGCAAGCAATCAGACAGTTCAGTTTGTAAAGCCTCTAGTTTTCCCAGTTGACCAAGATTATGAATGGTTAATGGGTACAAACTCAGATATGTCCGCCCTGACTTCTGTTGGACAGTATTATTCTATTACTGGCACAACCGGAATTCAGCAAGTTGACGTTTCTGGCGGCGCAGTTACCGGCGCATCAAGAGTTGTTATCTGTACCGAAGTAGACCCAAATGGTCTCGGCGGTACCGGCACAGGTTCCGGATTACGACAGGGATTGTTCAAGTTCGTCAAAGTTACTAATGTCAAGCAAAACACCTAATCTAAATGGCAACAATAGCACAATTATTTGACCTCGCGGACCCCCGCGTACGTCATATATGGGATGAAAAACAGACCCAGCTTTCCACCCGTTTGGAATATGGAATGCTTGGCCTTACAGACTGGACAGCCGACATCTTGAATTCTGAATTTCAGAACTTCACAGGTCTAGGAATCGCCCAGCAAACTGGTGAACAAGAACCTTACCACCGTCAGGACATCCAAGAAGGTAAACAAGTTACCATCACGCCAATTAAGTTCACTACCGCTATTTCCATCTCGGAAGAAATGCTTCGCTTCAACCTCTGGCCTCAAATCAACAATTTGGTCGGCGGCGTAGCGAACTCTCTGAACGCCCGTATTGATACGGACGCAGCGAAAATCTTCTATCTTGGTTTCGGCACAACTTTCTTCACCGGCGGCGACGGACTTTCTCTGTATAACTCCGCTCACACAATGGCGGATGGTTCTACACAGAGCAACACTCTTGGTACCGTCTCGCTAAGCTATGACAACCTCAAGACCGCTCTTCAAACCATGGACTTGTTCTACGATGACAAAGGAATCCGCTTATTGCCTTGCACTAAGCTCCGATTACTTGTCGGTCGAAGAAACAAAGAACGTGCAGAAGAAGTCTTGCGTTCTATCGGTAACCCAGATTCCGCCAACCGCGTATCAAACGTGTTTGCCAACGGTCTCGGATACATTGATTACAAAGTATCCAACTGGTTCCCAGACGCTTACCAGTATTACTGGTTCGTAGTCGACTTGGAACGTGCTTCTTTCATGGCCTTCATGGTATGGGGCTGGCGTCCACGTTTTGATGACGACAAAGTCATCAACAATGGCACCAAAGTCTATACCGGTTCGGTTATGGAACGACCAGGTTTTCAAAGTTTTCAGTGGACAGTCGGTTCAGCAGCAACCTCTTAATGAACGTATCCTAGCCCGTTTATAACTCAAGGCAAGGACGGCCGAGGGTCCGTTACACCCTCCCTTTCGGGGCAAAAACCCTAAAGGTTTGAGCCTCGTTCAACAACTAACTAATATATAAAATCATGGCAGCAAACTCATCCGGAGCAAGCGTATTCGCTGCTCACCCAACAATCGCAGGATTGTATTTGGGAGTTACTGATAGCACTTCAACTATTGGTATCGACCCTATAGTTTTGTGTCTTTTCCGAAATGTTTCCCCAGATACCACAGCAAATACATACCATCACGGTTGTATCGCCATCGTGGTTTCTGACACCACTGGAGTAAACAGCGTCTACCAAAATACTGGTACTTACTCATCTCCATCTTGGACTTTGTTTGATACTGGTACTGGATTCGCTATCCCAACAGTAGCAACCGATGCTGCTACCACAACTGGCACATCTTTCGCTCTGACAATGAGCGCAATCACTACTGGTGTTGCAGAATCTTTGACCGCAGCCGGAGTAACTACTGGAACAATTTTCAAAGCCGTTGCAGCAGCAGCTACTTTGACCACTGGTTTCTACTTTGCAGCTAACGATGGTGCATTGAATGTCTTCACTGTCGGTGCAAATGGTCATATCACTTCTAACCAGACTACTGCTCCTACAGTGGCTTCCACTGTAGCTCAGGGTATTACCGCCGCGGCAATCACTGCTGGCTCTACCGATACTTGTGGTCAAATCACAACTACTGGTACACAAAACAACACTGCTGACAGCACAATCACTGTAACCTTTAACAAGACTTACACTGTTGCACCAAAAGCTGTGCTGTTGGAACCGGGCAACAACGCTGCATCTAACCCACTAGCACCTTACGTTAGCTCTATCACAGCAACAACTTTTGTGGTCGGCTTCCCTAAGACTGCTACCGCACAGGCAACCCCAAGTCTGTACTATGTAGTAATCGCTTAATCGAAAGGAGATATATGTCCCGATTCAGTACAAATGTAAAGGCATTATCATCCGTCGGGGTTGGGACTTCTCTTTCCAACCCGATAGATGTTTCAATGCGCACTCTAATTTCTATCCAGTTTACCGCAGCAGCTATCACTTCTGGAAACGGTGTTTTCACGGTATTGGTTTCAAACGATGGAGTTAACTATGTTGCCTATAATCGTCTGACCAGCAACGCGACCAACACTAATGCCCAGAATGATACTAGGGTTGCCTCGGTTACTCTTAATGCAGCTGGTAGCTCGATGGTTTTCTTCCCCCTTGGCGATTACTTCGCATCAATTAAAGTACAAGTCGTCGGAACTACCGATGGTACTTACTCCGCTACAGTCCAAGCGGTTGATTAAAGAAAGGAATCTAATGAGAGATTTTCCAACTAGAGAATCGCTAATGGCGATGCCTCTAAAAGTCCTGCGCGGTCTCGACATTGACACACCAGAACATCAAGCTCTAGTGCAAACTGTCGTGAATGAGCGTATGGCTGCTCTTCCTCCGGAACGTAAGGTCTATCGAAATGACGTTCCAGACATCCAAAATCCGGAAGAAGAAATGCGCTGGCAGCAAGTCATTGATGAACGAACCAAGAGATTGAAAAATCGTGAGTTCATTCAAGATGAAACTCCTACATCTCCTACCGAATCTCCGGCTCCAATAGAAGTTGGTCCACAAGGTCAACCTCTAGCGCAGCCTACTGGTGAAGGAATGCCAGTTTCTATCGGCTTTGGTGTTGCGTCTGCTCTTGTGCCAGCAAAACACGCTGGCGGCAGACCCCGAAAAAATAAATAAACTTCAATGAGTTCAGCTTCACAAATCAGACCCCAAATCTTACTTCGGCAGGGACGCCAGAATCTTCCGATTCGCGTCCCTCTGGAGAATATGTTAATTGACCCTACGGCCCAATCCTATTTTTCACAAGATACGCAGGCTGGAGCAAGCTATTTGAACGTCCAAAATATCACTGGCTTCGCGATAAATCAGATTTTATTGCTCGGTGATGTTGGAAATCAAAATGCGGAAATAGTTCTCACGTCAACTTCTGTCGTTCCCGCCTCTGGAGTAGTTACTTTGACCGCTGCAACTATTTATCCGCACTCGGCTTCAACTCCTGTAACCGTTTTGTATTTCAACCAGATTGAAATTTCTACGGCTACAACTATTACAGGGTCAAAAACAGTTTTGGGGTCTTTGCTGAACATAAACGCTAACAATCCAGTTACCGAATATAATGACGTAGCTGGTTCTGCTGGTTTCTATTTTGCTCGTTGGTTTAACACTATAACTTCGGTCTACTCTGCGTACTCTGAACCTTCTCCTGTAACTGCTTATGGGTTATTTTCAGCCCGCACCATTATTGACAAAGCTCTAAATTCAATCAATAAACATACTTCGGATATTCTGACCGATGAGTACGGTTTTCAAATGATTGACGATTGTCAGATGGAAGTTCTGCGCGAATTCAAGCGGTGGAGTTTCATGCAGAGCTTCAATACAATTGTTGGTCAAACCCAGACTGGAACTTGGAAACTTGCTCTTCCAGCAAACATGGATGACCAAAATACTTACAAGTCTTTGTGGAATTTTAGAATAGGCAAAGAACCAGACATGGATTGGATTGCAAAAGACGAATGGGACGCTCTCATTACGGGAATTGCAGCCTCAACTCTTTCGGTGCAAGCAAACATAAGCGACCCAACTCTGACTTTGACTTCCAGCGCAGATTTTGATACTCAAGGGACTATTCAAGTCGGCCCAAATCAGTACACTTGGACGAATAATAATAAAACTACAGGAGTTCTAACTCTTGGAAGTCCAGTCCTCGCTATTGCTCCAGTTGGACAAGATGTTTTTCAATACGCCTCACTCGGCTCACCATCTTCCTGGACAATTTGGGGTGGATTTATTTATCACTGGCCAGTATGTAGCTCGGTTTATAATGGACGCAATTACTACATGGATTATTATATCTCTCAACTTCCTACTACAACTGATTACCAGAACATTTTATTACCGGACTCAACCGTTGTTGAATACTATTTGCAGTGGAAATTCTTATTAAAACTTAGCAATGGAGAAGAAACCACGGCGAGTACAGCAGCTTATAATAATTATATAACTAGACGAACCACTCTAAAGAATAAAGAGTCAACGAACCGGAATTTTATTTTTGACCCGGACATTGACAGTGGTTATTATGGAAATCAAGGGAGATAAACTATGCCATTCCTAAAAAAGCGCGGATTAAACGAAAAAAGGTTTGTACCATTTGAAACTGCTGGCCCACAAGGTAATACCGGACCAGTAGGTTCAACCGGCCCGCAAGGTGCAACCGGTTCTATTGGATTTACTGGAGCCGGTACAACTGGTTCAACCGGTCCAACTGGTCAAACAGGTGCTATGGGTCCAACTGGGCCAAATGGAAGTCAAGGAACTTCTGGGCCAACTGGCGCCACGGGCGCAGGCGGGTCTACAGGACCAATTGGGCCGTCAGGAGCTTCAATTATAGGTCAGACCGGAGCGACAGGAGCTACGGGCGCATTAGGAAATACCGGCGCGGGTAATACCGGTGCAACAGGTGTACAGGGAGCTACTGGCTCAACTGGACCCGCGGGTCCAACAGGAGTAGGCAACACTGGCTCTACTGGCCCTATGGGTAATCAAGGTGCTACGGGTCCAACCGGACCTCAAGGAAACACCGGAGCAGGAACTACGGGAGCGACCGGCCCTACGGGTCCTATTGGAGACGAGTACAGTACGACATCATCGACTTCAATGGCGATTTCAATACCAACGACGCTATTGTCTTTCACCGTCGGCACCGGTCTTGCTTATACAATCGCGCAAGCAATCGTTATTGCAGCGGATGTAAGCGATTACATGACCGCGATAATCACTGCTTACAACAGTACTACTGGTGTTATGACCGCAACAGTTACTTACTCGGTCGGTTCAGGAACTTACACTGCTTGGGTTGTAAACCTTGACGGTGCAGTCGGTGCGCAAGGTTCTACCGGTCCAACCGGTGCATCTTTCACAGGTCCACAAGGTAATACCGGTCCAACCGGAACGGCAGGTGGAGTTGGTGCTACTGGTAATACCGGTGCAACAGGTCCGGCAGGTGATACTGGTCCGTCGGTTGCTACTGCTCCGATTAGTTTCACCACTCCAGCTGGATTTCCGGGAGCTAACTTCGGTGGAAATGGAACCGTCAGTTGGTGTGCCTTTACAGACACCGTTGGAGATTACGTTGGTTATGACAACTCGACCGGAGTTACAATCCAAGCGGCTGGTAATGCTGGCCTAAGAACTTTGACAAATCCATATACTGCGGCTAATGGAGTGAACGGCGTTGCGATTATAGGAAGTTTCGTATATGTCTGTTATTGGAAGTCCTCTAACACTGATATTCGTATTTTCCGATTTACGAAAAACAATCTTGCAGCTGGTGGTACGTTGATGACTGTTTCGGGAGCATCTCTGAATACTGGAACTCACGAAGGATCAGTTCTTATGGGTTCTAATGGAACAAACCTCTACTTCACATTGGGAGCGAATCAATCCGGATTCGCAAACACATATGATGTTTCTAGTTTCAGCATATCCGGAACGACAATCACTTACATCACCACTGTCGCTTGTGGTTCTACATCGACCGTTTTTGGTGGAAACATGGCAGCAGATTCTTCGGGGAACATTTACGGTCTAAGTTCAGCTGATGGTGAAGTTAGGAAATATAATTCTAGCGGAGTCCTTCAAACGACTAGCGCACTTGGGTATTCGACAGGTAGTCAACTTTATCTGTCATTCCAGATAAACAACAATATCTACATAGGAACTACGATAGCCAGCGGAGTTCAAGCTGGTAGCTATTATATATTCACACCATAAATGCAAAAATTCACCTTCCACGTCATCGGACTTCCACATACTAAAGTCAATAAGGATTTTCTTCCCTGTGCTTATACGCAGAAGGTTCTTAACTTCTGCAAGATGATGAAATCTCTTGGCCATACTGTATATATGTACGGCGGCGAAGGCAGCGACCCGCAGTATTGCACCGAATTCGTTCCAGTTATATCCGATGCAGAGCAGCAACAATTCTTTGGGCACACTGATTGGCGAAAGGATTTTTTTCCGATTGATTGGGATTCCAATCTTCCATATTGGAAATTGTTCAATGACAACACGGTAAAAGAAATTGGAAAGCGCGTGCAACCTACCGATTTTATTTGTGTAATCGGCGGGAACTGTCAGCAACCAATCGTAGACGCTTTCCAAAAGAATACTTCGGTAGAATTCGGCGTTGGTTATAAAGGAATTTTTACAAAACACCGTGTATTTGAGTCTTATGCTTGGATGCACCACGTTTACGGACTTTCTGGAATTGAAAATGGCCAAGCCTTTGATTGCGTAATTCCAAACTACTTTGACACAGCGGATTTTCCATATTCCGAAGAGCATGACGACAATTTCTTGTTTGTTGGGCGCATGATTGTTAGAAAAGGCGTTCATATTGCAGCCGAAATTTGTGGAATAACCGACTCAAAACTTATTATTGCCGGTCAAGGCGCGACTGTCTTAGAAAACGGTACTATTAAAGCAAAAGAATTTGAACTCCCCGCACGAACTGGTACAGAATATATCGGCACTATTGGTAAAGAAAAACGCGGTGAATTGATGAGCCGAGCCAAAGCCTTGTTTGTTCCAACGCAGTATATCGGACCTTTTGAAGGCGTTCATATAGAAGCAAATTTATGTGGAACTCCTGTAATTACAACTGACTGGGGCGTATTCGCGGAGACTGTGAAGAATGGTTTCAATGGTTATCGTTGCCGGACCATGGGCGAGATGAAATGGGCTATGGAAAATGTAGATAAGCTCGACCGCAAAGCAATTAGGCAATGGGCGCAAGAAAACTTTGGGTTGGACCGAGTGAAAATGCAATACCAAGCATACTTTGAACAGCTTTACACTCTCTGGGGTAAAGGCTATTACGATACTGAATGGAACGCAGGAATTTCAAAATATAATAGGTACAATCAATTCTAATGTCACAACTTCCTAATCCAATAACTGCAAGAGATTTCAGCGGCGGCAGAGTTACAAAATACTCTGTGGCTACTTCGCTTGCGCCAGTAAACTCGGTGGCCAACGCTATAAACGTTGATTTTTCTGAAATTATTGGTTCAGGTATTGTGCGAAAAGGTAAAGGCGGAGTTCAAACTATTGTTGCTAGCTCTATTTTAGACCAAAGTCATGTAGCTGGTTCAGATGTTAGCCATGAAATTTATGGCGTAAATGAGTTGGCCCAGACTTTTACTCCGGCTAAAGGCACTATTCTCGGACTGGGTTTCAAAATAGAAAAAGTTGGCAATCCAAAACCGTTACTCATTTCATTGAATGGTACTACCACTGGTTCTCCTAATTCCAGTGTTACTGCCCAAGTAACAATCGACCCATCTCTTATTGCGACTAGCCCAACTGTAGTTATTTTTCCACTCGCTCCTTTTGGTGGTGTAACTCCAGCATCACAGTATTCAATTATTCTTTCTAGCGCTGGTTCTGATAGTTCAAACTACTACGTTTGGACGCTAGACACTTCTGGCGGATATGGTGGTGGTGCAGCTTTCTCTTCTACCAACAGCGGAGCTACTTGGGGTACAATTGGAACTGGAGATTTTTACTTTACCACTTACTCAAATGACACAACCACTCCTTTTTCACAAGCGCCACTTGGAGATTTCAGTTTTCTATTAAGTGATGTTCTAAAAAATGTTTGTGTATTCCCAAACTCTCTTTTATCAAGAGGTGTCCTTTACTACTTGAATACGACTACAAACCAATGGAATCCTTCTGATTTACAAAACTTAGACGCTGGAACAAATGTTCGTTTTACAGTTATGAGCGGAAGTGTATTTGAGGTCAATGGTATTCAAGTTATGCAATCCAGCGCGGATGCTGGAAAAACTTGGACTACACAGGATTGTATAACCACTAACAGCATTTTGCCTTCGCTGTTATTCGTTGCTCAAAACAGGATGCTCGCCGCGGGCGACCCTGTTTATCAGAGTCGTATATTTTTCTCTTCAATCGTTGACCCAGTTACAGCGACAAAGATTACTATATCCGCTGCTTCTGCAGTTTACTCTGCGCCTAATTCCACGATAACTGTAACCACAGCAGTTGCGCATAACTACGAAACTGGAGATTGGGTAACTGTTTACGGAACCAACAAAGCACTCACTGGGTATTATCAGATTACAGTAATTGACCCTCTTAATTTCTCCTATGTTGTATTAAACACCACGGCTTCGGGAGCTGTTACAGGGCTTTCAACTGTTTCTGGGCCGTTTATTACTTGGAATACTGACCCAACTGACGGCGATTGGATTGATGTTGACCCAGACTCCGGCGGTATAATTACAGGGTTTGCAAACGCCTCCACTCTGACTTTAGTGTTCAAAAATAATGCTTTCTACCGCTTGAACGCTATCGCTAAAACAATAGATGCTGAAAATATATTCAATGTTGGTGCTGTTTCACAAGAAGCAATTTGCTCTGTGTTGGGTTTGACTTACTTCTATTCCGGAAATGGTATTTATTCTACCGACTCTACTTTTCCTATTATGATTTCGCGCCTTGGCGTTCAAGATTTTGTTGACGCTATTTCAAATCCATTACAGGTCTACTCATGGGATGATGGCTTTAGTGTTTATTTCTCAATTGGAAATATCACTTTGAACTATGGTCCAAACGACAGCAGAACCTACCAAAACGTAGTCTTAAAATACTCGCCGCGCGACCAAAACTGGAGTATATTCTCTTACAACGTTCAGCTTGGACAGATGGCGGATTACTCTGTGAGTTCTACCCAAATGTACGTTGCAGAGTTTGATGGGAATATGGCCGTAATGCAGAATTCATCAAATATAGATGATGGAGATATTGCTATAATCTATAGTTTAGAAACACAAGAATTAGAAGTTGGAGACCGCTCCCACACCAAAAAGATTTCAGACAAAATAGTTGTTTTCACTAGAGATGGAAATGAAGGTTCTTTCTTAGTTAAATGCAATGATGGCAATTTTGTTTCAGCGAAGATGACTTTAGAAAATCGGGTGAATGTCGGTACTAATTCTATAGACTTTGAAGGCGAGTTCTTTACTTTCAGGTGGCAAGGCGAAGCGTCCTATAATCGCCCAGTTTTTCAAGGCTACTCATTACCAACGGTTACTGACCAGGGAATAACGAAAAACACATGACACCCGCGCAATTAAATTTTCAAAATAAATATGATGCTTTCGGAAATACTGTAACTCCAATAGCAGGAAATCTTTCGCCGGTTTCAAATAATGGCATCGTTTATAACCCGGCCAATACTCCTTTTGCTATGGGTGCTATGTCTCTTTTTCAGACTAATCAAAATATAGTTTTCTTGGCACAAGACGGAGGTTCTATAAGCATAGGTACTACAAATTTTCCACGTTCCTATGACCCAACTGTGTTTACTTCTGGAGTGGCTGGAATCGTTATATACGATAAAAATGGAGATGCAATTTTACAGATTGGAGATGGACAAATAGGCGGTATTATTAACATACAAACTAACAATCCATTATATCCAACGGGCTTATCACTAGATGGCGGAAAAAATCGCAACACTCCATTCCCTTTAGCTATTATTAGTGATAGCTCTGCTCAAAATGATATAGCTCTTCAGATTAGTATTGGCGGTCAATCTGATGGCCTATCAATTTTCGCTGATAGCACTTCTGACGCATTTCCACTTACGGTAGAAAACGATAGTACGGTTGCCTCTGCGAGTAGTATTAAAGTAAACCATTATGGTTCTGGGAATACCGCTCCTCCAATTCAAATCAATAATAGTAATCCAATTTCTACTGATTTCAAGAAGTATATAGGTCTCGGCTTAAATACAATTTGGGTTTCGGATGGAACAAATCCTGATACAGTATTAACCGGTGTGAAAGGTGATTTGTGCTTAAATGGTCTGAGCGGTGTACCTTATTACTGTTCCGCTAGCGGAACAACCTGGATAGCATTATAATAAAAATATATGACCCCAACACAGACAACACAAACAGGACAAAGCGGCGCGGGATTACAGTTCCCACAATTTTATCAACCAAATCCAAACAGCCCACAGGTTTTTGATGCACAAGGTAACGCTGTTGATTTGCAGCAATACAAAACAGCCACACAACAAACAGATGTACCAGATGACAAGGTTAATTTTGGCTATGTTCAGCCAACAATGCCGGGTGCAGCTAACTCAAACGCACCTTTTGACCCAACTGCATACGGAATTTCTCAAGACGTTTGGAGTTCTTTAAGTCCAACAGACCAAGCCTTTGTACAAGCGACAGCAGGTGTTGTTAGCGCACAATACAATCAAGGAGCTACAAACGTTTCTATAAACCAAGACCTTCTTAATAAAGCTCTAACCGCAGCTCAAACAGACCCAACAATTCTGGCTACTTACGGTGATGCCGCAAAACAAGGGATGCAACAACTCCAATTTAACTTGGGGCAAATAAGTTCAAATTGGGACACTTCACAAGCTGTTCAAAATCAAAATATAGAATTACAGAAAAAGGCTCTATCAGACCAGTACGCCGCGGCTGGCACAGCCTATTCAGGATTTAGACAGCAAGCTAAAGAACAACTCGCTACTTCACAGGCGGACGTCATTCAATCTTCAAGAAGTCAATTACAGCAGAATTTACAGTCTCTCGGTTCTCAATATGAGTCTCAATTCGGAAGTGCAGCAACTCCAGCGCTTAAAGTAAATGGCGTTGGTCAAAACCCAGGCGCACAATATACCCCTGTCGGTGGTATAACTGGAACTCAACCTCTAAGCCAGCAACAGGCTGTACTACAAAAGCAATCATCTATCTATGCACAAGAAGCTAATCCATCAACACAATAACCTATGCAAAACGTAGCAGATATATTACAAGGAACAATGAGCGGCACTTCTTTACAAGGGACCGCGGATCCAGCAGCGCCTACTGTTCCTACTCCAGCAGCTCCACAACCAGCTCCACAGACAGCAGCGCAGACCGGACCAGTGCCACAAAATGCTCCTGTTTTTGCTCCTCCTTCACCTGGACAATCTGGAGCAGTAACTCCGGACCAATCGCAACAATCAAACCAGTTTGGTCTTTCACAGGCCATGATGTCTTTGCAATCTAATGTTACTTCAAACAATACATTGATGAGCCAGCGCAATCTTTTGTTGAAATCTTTATATGACCAGCCTTTAACTGATGCCGAAAAATCACAGCTTGACCCAACTCTTTTGCAGGCCGTAAACTCTGGAGACAGAAGCCAGATTGATATGAGTCTTCGCTTAATCTCTGACCAAGTTTCTGGCCGTACAAGCACTTTAGACCAGTCGGTTCAGTATTTGACTACCGCTTATAACGACCAACAAAAACAGCTTGAAACTAATCGTACTGATGCTATTTCAAATGTACAAAACTTTGTTACACAGTATGGCTCAAACGCTGGTGCTGCTCTGCAAGCTCTCTATGGTCCGAACTATGTTAAGCAATTAGCAAGTATGGGTATAGATTTGCAATCCTTTGAGAAGCAGAACTCTCCGACTATCAACCAGCAACGCTACGCTTCGCAGTACGGTTTTGCAATCGGTTCAAATGGCGATACCTACAACTTAAATAGTTACGACCCTTCAAATCCGCAGTACGGTTCTACAATTTCTGGAATAGCTTCTGGTATTGGAAACGTTTCCAACGCAGCAGATGCAACAAGTTATATTCAACAAATTGCTCCAAACTCTCCTATTACTGGAGATATGGTTATGAATGCCGCGCAGCAATATGGTGTTGACCCAGCAACTATCATGGGAGTTATGCAGCAGGAAAGTTCTTTCTTAACCAACCCTAATGCGGTTACTGATACTGCTGACAATAATCCGGGTTCAATTATGGGCGGCGCAGGTGGCCATCAAACCAATTACCCAACACTCCAAGACGGTGTAAATGGTATTGCTCAATGGTTGTCTAATCACAAACAGGCTGGCGCAGCAAGCTCTTCTTCTGGTACAAGCGCACAATTCCCAAATTGGATTTCTTCTGGAAATGCTAATGTTGATACAGTAGCCCAAGGTATTTCAGCCGGAACAATTCCACCTCCAACAGTTTCTAGCAGACCAACACAGTATATGATTCAGCTTGAAGCAGCTCTACAGAAAAACGGGGTTAATCTTCTCCAACTTTCTCAAGAGTATACTGCAACACAGACTTATATAAAGACATCTAATACCCCTCAACAGGTACGTTTGAAACAGGCTATTAGTTCTGTACAACAAGGTGTTACCAAACTCAAATCTGATGCTGATGCTTGGAATGCTGGTGGTTTTGCCCCATTTAACGCAGCCAATCTTGCCGCGGCTTCAATTGGTGCTTACGGACAAGCAGCTCAACAATTAGCAGTAGACTTCACGCAACAATCTACAATTATTCAAGACGAACTCGGACAGACCTTCATGGGTGGAAATTCTCCTACAGATAAAGCCCTCGGTCTCGCCGGTCAAGTGCTTAGCACTAACTGGTCTGCTCAAACCTTTGACGGTGCTGTTCAGCAGTTGCAAGAAAACCTTGGTTTCCGATTGAATGCTATAGACTCAGTTCAAGTCGGTGGTCTTGGTGGCGCAGCAAATCCTTATGCTCCAGGCGCATCACAAAGCGGCGCTTCGGGTACAGATTACACTTCTCAATTAGACTCAATTCTACAGGGACAATAATATGGCACAACCTTTCTCATTATCTCCGAAAGTATCTAGCACTCCGGTAAATGGCAGCGCGGGTATTTCAATTGCTCCACCTACGCAGCAGCAACAGCCTCAACCAGCTCCAACACAGAATTACCCTTTGTCGGTTACTTCGGCATCCCCACAAACTCCGCAATCTAGCGCACCGGCTAATTTTAATGCTGCTAACTTTATAACGACAGCAAGAAGTCAGGGTGTACCAGACGACCAAATTTATCAATATCTTTCTAACAAAGGACTGCTCGGTGCATCGGGCGCAACTCAAGCTCCAGCAAAAGCACCTAGTTTTATAAGTGATGTTGGAAACATGATTAGAAAAGGTTCTGTCGGCCAAGAAATTACTGGTATCGCTAAAGGTATTGGACAGACCGCTGTTGGCGCGGCATCTCTCGGACAGAACATGCTACAAAGTGTTGGGAACGCTATCACGAATAAAATAGCTCCAGCTCCAGCAGTCGGACAAAAGACTGTTGCTAATATGGTTGGAGATAAACTCGCGCCAAAAGGCGGATGGCAAGTTGCTGGAAACGTTGCTGAACAAGTAGCGGAATTAGCTGTGCCAACAGACTATGTTGCTGCTGGAAAAGATGTAATGAAAGGTGTTGGTGCATCAGCCAAACTTCCGGAGCTTGCAGCAGAGGGTGGTAAAATCGGTAAAGATGTCTCTTATGTCGCTCAAAAAGTTTTAAGTGCAATCCCAGAAAGTAGCGTTGGTACTGCTTGGGGTCTTTTACATGGTCAGAATGTTAAACAAGCTCTTGGTACTGGCGCGGTATTTGGTTCTTTATCTGCCGCAGGGGACGCTTGGATATCGTGGAAGGGTGATATTACTACAAATATAAATAAAGCTCTTGGTACTACCGGAGTTAAAAGCCTGTCTGATGTAACTTCTAAAGGTCCACAAGCTACGCGTGCTCTGGAGACGATGTCTAACATGGCCAAGGATATTACGGTTAAAGGAACTGATGGCGTAGAAAAGGCTTGGGAGCCTACAAAAGATGGTTTCTACGAAGCAACACAAGCCCTCCAGCAGACCAAACAGAAGATTTATGACTCATACACCGCCTTAGCTACGCAAGCCGGAGATAAGGGCGCAGCATTTACTCAAGACAATTTCCAAAGTCTTATTTCTGACATCCAAAAGTCTGGAAGCGATGCTACTTCCGGATTCAAGTCTAAAGCTGAATCTCTGATTCAAGACATCAAAGACAATTTTGGTACGACAAATAAAAAAGGAATTACAACTTTTGCTGATACAGAACTCGGCCGCATTCAGAGTTTCTTAGAAAAAATAAATACCGACGTAAATCCTATGTCAGATAACGCCGGAGCGACTGTTTCTGCTACTGCTTCACAATCTATTCGCGGTACTCTTGATAGCAAAATAGAAAATGCTACCGGCGAAGGCTATCAGAAACTACGCAATTCTTATGCTGATTTGAAATCCATTGAGAAGCCTATGGTCAATCAGTGGAAAAAAGTTGCTGGTAGTACTGGCGGTTCATTAAGCACTTGGGTTCAGAAGTATGGAACGCTTGATACTGTTTTGGGAGTATTGGGAAAAAGTCCATTAGAAACCGCGCGTGGCGCTGGTATTGCTGTTATTGGGGAAATTATGAATAAAATCCGAGACCCAGAGCGTGCTTTGAGAAATGTATTTGATTCAATTAGTCCGGAAGCTGTCTCTAGTCTGCGCAATAGATTGATTGGTGGAGACACTGCGGCAACCCTAGGAAAGGACCAATATGAAACGATTATTAGTAATGATGCAGCCGGAGCCGGAGGAGACGCCGGAGCAATTCAGCCAGAGAGTAGTGCAAAGCCTACAGGACCGCAAACTAATGGACAAACAGGGAAAGCTAACAGTCCCGGCGGAACCAGCGCAAGCGCCGCAAGCACAAAAGCAAGCCAAGACCTAGAATCACGGATTCAAGCCGAGCGGGACGCGTATCATGCAAGATTAAAGAAGACCACTACTAAGTAGTGTGGCCTTTTATTTATATGGAAAATACAGAAAAAAAGAATAAACCAACATTCATAATCTATTCAGAATTCGGAGAATTATTGGATATTGCCGACCATTTGGCCAACGTAGAAAAGTGCGAGACGTATTTTTATGTACCCAACCACGAATACAACAAAATTGGTGAAGGCATTGTTCCCAAACTAAAAGACTGGGAATGGCTCAACTGTCTCGGCAAAGGATATATTTGGCTTTTTGACGGATGCTCGGTTGGAAAGTTACAAGACTGGTTGCGCTCTAAGGGCGAGGCTGTATTCGGCGGTTCTGAACATGGAGACCGATTGGAAAATGACCGACAGCTTGGCCAGAAATGGTTCAAGAAAGCGGGCTTTACCCAACCGGAAAGTAAAAATTTCTCTAACTTTGAATCTGCAACCGCTTATGTTACGAAAAACGCAGACAAGAAATATATAATGAAGCAGAATGGAGATGCTCCAAAGTCTCTGAATCACAAAGGAAAGTTTGAAGGCAATGCTGACATGGTTCACCATCTATCGGAAATGAAGAAGAAGTGGAATGAAGCCGAGTTTGGCAAAGTAGATTTTGATTTGATGGAAGTAGTCTCCGGACTGGAAGTCGCTGCTTCCGTATTCTTCAACGGCACTGATTACATGAAAAACGCCGAGGGTAAGGTTGTTGGCTTCCTGAATTTTGAAGAGAAAAAAGAAGTTGAACATGACATGGGCGTTACCACCGGTGAGATGGGGACTACCTTCATCGGCGTTGATGAAACCAATGAGATGTTCAAGAAAATTATAATGAATGAAAAAATTCTGAACGTACTTCGGGCTTCAAAGTTCCGTGGTGTCTTTGATATTAATACTATCAAACTAGATTCTGGTGATATTGTAGCATTGGAGCCTACTTGCTTTGATAAAGAAACAGAAATTTTAACTAAAAACGGCTGGAAGTTGATTAAAGATACTGATATTGGTGAGTTAGTAGCTACTCTTAATCCAGAAACGCATAATTTAGAATATAATCCTGTTCAGAAAAAGATAGAATATAATTTCAACGGTGAATTAATCAAAACAAGATTCTCACATACTTTAGATTTTGCAGTTACCCCTAACCATCAAATGTATGTAAAAGTAAAAAGAGGTAAAAAGAAAGATAGGTTTGAATGGAAATTTATATCCGCAGAAAATCTTTCTAACGGAGTAAATATCAAAAGAGATGCAAATTGGTCGGGATTTGAAATAAAAGACTATATAATTCCAGAATATATTGAAAAACATTCATTAGGAAAACATAAGAAAACGATAGATGTAATCCATCCGGAAATCTCTTTGCCAATGGAAGATTGGTTAAAGTTCTTAGGTATCTATTTAGCCGAAGGAAGTCTCTCAAAATGGGGAGTAGTTATATCTCAATATGTTAAAAAAGACCAAGTAAGAGAATTACTAAAGAATTTTCCTAACGTCAAAGAATATAAAACTGGTTTCCAGATTTCTAGCGTTCAATTAAGGAAACATCTTAAACAATTTGGTTTATGTAATGAAAAATTTGTACCAGATTATATTAAAGAGTTATCTCCGCGACTAATTAGGATGTTTCTAGACGCCTTCTTAATTGGCGATGGAAGTGTTCACAAAAAAAGCGGTGGTAATTCTTATTACACCACATCTAAAAAATTAGCTGACGATTTTCAAGAACTAATACTCAAATTAGGGAAATACGCGAACATTTCAATTAGAAGGACAAAAGGTACCTCTGTTACTATTAAGAATAAGACTTACATAAGAAATCACGATGGATACTCTGTCTATGAATCACATAAAAGACCCGAAGCATATATAGATTCAAGACAAATTAAACGAGAATACTATAATGATAATGTCTATTGTGTTGAAGTAGAAAATCATATTATCTACACACGCAGGAATGGAAAACCGGCTTGGTATGGAAATTGTCGCTTCGGCGTCCCAGCTTCTTCTTACGAGTTCACCGAGGGGTTAAATATGCCTATGAGTGAATTACTGTCTACTGTGGCGCGTGGCGAAAGTAAGCCGATTGAAATCCAGATGGGTCTAGGTATGGTTATGGTCGTAGTCTCTAAACCGTTCCCAGTTGAAAACGATTTAGAAAACAGCGCTACTTCCATCGGAGAAAAACTCTGGCTACTAAAAGACGGTAAGCCGGTAGATGATTTTGATGATGAAATGCGCAAGCACATTCACTTGGAGAATTTTGAGAAATCTACCGATGAAGAGACCGGAGAAATCGCCTACAAAGTAGCAACCAAGAATGGCTATCTTTTGACTGTTACTGGCCGCGAAGGTAAAAATATCCAACAAGTTCGGGAAAATCTTATTGATTACCTGAAAAATTCCGTATACGTTCCAGACTTTAAAATCCGGCACGATATTGGAAAACGAATTGAAAAGTATTATCAAAAAAAATAATTAAAATACGGAAATGAGTATACAGGACATCGGAATTTGGATATTAGGGGGGTTGTTCTCACTCGGAGCTATTGCGGGAGGTTTTGGCTTTCTAATATCTCAATACCAAGACGGCGAAAGTAAAACTGGCACAGATAAATTAAATTCAAGTAAGACTTTAGTTGAGTATCTCCAAACCCAAAATGACGGTTTCGCTAAAGCACTCATTGAATTAAGACAGCAAATATCCGATCAGAATGTTGTTATTGGAAAACTCCAAACAACTATAAATGAACGTGATAAACAGCTCGCTGAATACAAAGCTATCTTTACAGGAACGGACTCTGCGACCAAACAGTTTCAAAAAACTTTGTTAGATAATATACAAGCTCAGGTAGAATTTAGAAAAACAGCTAATGAAGCATTCACTCAACTTCTACAAGGTCAATCAAATGCTAAAGATAAAGCCTCACTTCCTATAAATATAAGTGGACAAATAACACAATAATATGAAAGACTATACAAACAATCTCCCGC